ATACCAACAAAAACATTTTTAAATATTGCCGCACCCTTGATGGCCCCGAAAAAGGCAGTAGTAATGCCATCCATAGCACCCTTGGCTCCAAGAATATCTTGTCCGAATTTCACAACCTTGTCGGCCACTATTGTAACCATTGGGCCTAGCTTCTCGCCTAACTCGGCACTGAAATTCGCCACACTTGCTTTAGTTTGGGCCCATCTGTCTTTTAGCGTAAGTACCCCAGCGCCCATTTTCTCAGCGTTAGCAAGCCCGACTCTCATGGCCTCATTTATAAACGCTTGCTTCTTTTCTGCTTCGGTTAATTCTGATGATACCTTTCCTAGTTTAGCTGCATAAATATCATTGGCAGCGTTTACGTCTACTAATATACCTAAGTTATCTAGTATTAATTTTGACCCACGGCCTAGACCTGTAACAATACTCTTTAACATGAAGTCCATTGACTCGCCGGTGGCTTTAGATGCTGTCCTGGCAACCTTTAACATGTCTCCGAATTTATCAACGGGTAACCCTAATAGTAGAGCATTATTGGCCTGCTTCATTAAGTTTAAATCGCAAACCGTGCCTTGTGATAGATTTCTCATATTCGTAAGCATTTTCTGGGCGTCCTGACCCTGCGCTGCCGCTAAGTCTCCGAATGCCTTTCTTACTTCCTGTAATTCTGCGCCCTGAAGAACTAATTTGCCTATTGCGGCCGTTGCGATTCCAACTCCAGCGGCGGCCATCTTTCCAAACTGGCCTATTTTTGATATTGATTTTCCTATACCACCAAGTATTTTTGACCCGGTCTGCTTAATTCTTATTAATAATGTAGCTTCTTTCTTTGCCATTATTTCGCCTTCTCATTGGCCTTATTTTCTGCACTAATCCCTGTACAGATAGTTAAAAGGTTAAATTGAAAATCCTCTATACCTGTTTTAACTACTTCGGATGGCAAGACGCCATATCTTTTAGCCATAATGTCTATTTCTGCAAGCCTTTCTTTATTAAGCTTAAAACATTCATTTTTTTTTTACCGTACGTGTGATCTATAATCTTATTATATAAAGCATTGGCCATCCCCCAATCATCTATTAAAGAGTTAACGCTTATTAGCTCCCCCGTATCTTTTTTAGCCGTCAATTTTGGTTTAGAAACGCCCTGTAGAAAAACATGTTTGTAATGTTCCCTTATTTTTTTTACCTCTGATTCGCTGTAATCAGTTTTGGTTTTAAGTGTTTCAGATCCGTAGGTATCGAAATGCTGAAGCATGACTTGAGCGTTAGCGGTATAGTCAAGAGGATTTAATTTTCTTATATGAAAAATAACTCCCATTACCTTTACTTTCTTGGAATCATTCAGAACCTCAACGAGACTCTTCTTTTTAAAAAGATTAAACCACATAAAATAAACTCCTAAACGTAACTAGCCGTATCGTTTACAACAGTGGCCCTTATCGGATAGCCACCGGCACTCGAGCAATCATCTAGAATATTAGCGACAACCGATGTTTTTAAAATTTCATCAGGCCCACCTATTTCAGGCTCGGACGCTTCATTTATGTGAATATTAGGCATTACTATCTTAAGACTCTCTCTCACAGCAGATCCTGTAATTGTAGGCCCTAAAAATTCAAGCTCTGCACTGTATTCCGTTCCGGCTAACATGGCATCGTAGGCGGTAGTCGTATCGAATCTTAATCCGAAATTAAGATTAGAAGTGTTGATCCCTACTGGTAGAACATTTAACGTATCCGATCCGATTCTTCTTGAGTCATTATCTGCTTTAAGTGAATTGGCCATACTTAGTTCGAAATTTTGAATATGCCAAAAATTTACAGAACTTAAGCTTGCAACCGATCCATCGATACTTAATCTTCCATTAACAAATGAAAACACATTATCACACGCGCTAGTCAGAGCCGTCTCTATATCGTTAGTTGATATACTAGAATTAAAAGCTATTAATGATGTTGATATTTTAAGAGCGTCGTCAATTTCTGCGGATAACGTTATCTCATTAACTCTAACTCCTATATACTGAGAAACTTTACCGGCAGTAACCTGACCTCTTCTTGCGTTTATGCAGATGGATCCATAAGTTAAATCCATTGCCCCTATGTCATACTGATGTTCGAAGGCAAGCCCCCCAGCAGTTTCGCCCGTTGCAGTTGAGCTGGTAATGGAACCTCCGAAGGCATTTTGTAGGAAGTAATTACAGGCGTCCGATCCCGCACGGTAGTAAAACTCACAATCACCATCAACGACTTTACCCATTTTAATTTTTTGGGCGTAAAATCTACCCCTTCTTATTTCTTCTAAAACCTTGTTCTCTTGCTTTGTGGTCAAACCAAAACTAAGAAAACTTAAGCCTGCTGTACAAGTGCTATAAGTTCCGAGAGTAGTCTCTCTGCCTAGTGCCACATAACTCAATGGACTAATTAAACTTCCAGATCCTACCGTCATAATTCCCCCTAAATAATCTCGTCATACCGACGAATTTTATATTTTATGTACTCGAAACAAATGAGTATCTATGTTCTAAAGCTATCTCATTAAGTGATTTATCAATTTTCGCCATCTCTGTTGATATTTTCAACCTCTTGCCGATTATGTCAATCACTTTCCTTGAGTCCTCTTGTTTAAAATTATAATTCATATTAGTGGTCAAGTCACCAATATAATCTAAAGCGAATATCGTATTGCGTGCACATTGAACAACGGGAAGTTTGAAGGTTTTAATATACATGCTCAACCATCTTGATGAAAATGCCAGATTATTTGATGTAAAACATAGCTTCCCTGACACTGTTTTGCCGTAAATATGCCTCATGTAATTATCCTTACCGTCTCCATCTTTAGAAAATGCATAATATTTATTTCTTTGCCAGGAGTAATCATAGCCTATTAGCAGAATCTTATCATATCCGAAAAAGTTACGCTTTCCCGAGTTATCGCTCTGTGTTAAAAATACTACCATGGCGTTCGATACATTTGTGGCCGCTGGTATTACGTTAGAGCATCCAGATAGGCCCATAAACTCCTTTTCGCTGTGTATAATGTCCTTATTTGCATAAAAGTATATGTCTTTCCAGTTTCCGTTCTCTGACCATTCTGGATTACCACAAACATTATTAAACATAACAACATCTTGAAGTTTATCTTCCCACGGTTTTAAATATTTTTCATAATTAACATTAGCATCACAAACCATGCAATAAGTCGGAGTAATGCCGTGATCTATTAACGATCCAAGAGTCTTATCACAACATATTATATCTACTTTATCTTGATTTTCTCTGATAATATCAATGTTTTCCTCTAGTGAATAACCGTTGGCAACACACAAGACGGCCTTACCTATCCCAATATTCTCAAAGTCGCTAATCAGCTTCATGTCATATGAAGAATGCTTTGTGGCGTGTTCTCTCCATTGTACCTTCCATTGGTTGTAGGCATTCCATGACTGTTCTGTAATTTCTCTGTCGCTAATCATAAATATTCTCCCTTTAGAATTTTCCGCGCCTCAATCCTAGTGATTTACAAGCTCGCCTATTTTTCTTTTTGTCACTTCTGAATGATTTAATTTTATCGAATCTATCAGAGCTAGACCCGGCCCATGTAATTGTAATGATTTTTTTGATTTCGCCATGTTCAGACGTTACCACTTCCACTCCGTTTTTGCCAATATACTTAGTAATTCCCAGATCAAGAATCTCTTTATTTGAATGATTTTCTATTGCCTTTAGTGCTTGTCTTGAATTAATCTTCCGTTCCTTCATTCTTTCGCGCGAGTGTCGAGTGAAAATAAAGCCTAACTTATTCTTGATATGCCCTCCTAATACAATAGTTTAACCTCGTAATCCATAACACCTACTCTTAAATGATTCTCTTCTTCCATCATGTGAGTAAAATATTCAACATTGCCAGGAGTTTGAATTGTAGTATTTCCAGCAAGAAAATTATCTTGATTTCTCAATACTAGCTCTATGTTTTCCATTAAATATTCAATCTCATTATCGGCTGGGTCTTCATCTCTATTCTTATAAGAATCATTCCAAACACCCGCCACTAGTCTCAATTGTACAGTGCCCCACCTTTTACCGATAGCGTCATTTCTAGACATATCTTGCTTTTCTATATTCTTTCCTGTTATAAAGACTGTTATAAATGGAAAATCTGTAGCATCCGGTCTTATCCTTTCCGGATTAGTTTTAAGTATGCTCTGAACAGGTGTGACCATGCTTTCTGATAGATAAGCGTCAGCGGTTGCTGTATTGGCATCCTGTAGAAAAGTTTGTACATTCTCTTTTATCTGATTTAAGTTTAATTGCGTGGCCATTAAAATCCTCTTTGCTTTAGCATGTAATCTAGTGTGGCTACCTGAACAAGCTCCAGTGCTTTTAGTGACAGCCACATGAAAGGTCTGAGATCTTCCTTGTTTTCAGCTTCCTCGTCAAAGAAGGCTGCGTATGGAAATCCAGAATCAGTCTTTGCGTTATTAAACCATTCGACTCCAACCTTACTTGTTCTGAATTTTGAAGGCTTAAAAGATTGTCTCAATCTTCCGGTATCTTGCAAAACCTTATTCCCGCCCTTTCCTATTTTAAACATAAATGTACGATAACTATCACTCCAGCCACCCCACGGAACGGGAGTTCCGAAAGCATCTATAAAAGTTGTTCCAGTGGCTACCCCCATGGGAGCATCATTAAAATGTTTCATTACGTCTGCAAAAATAATAGGAGAAATACTTTTAGCGTAATCCTTTGCCCTCTTATTAATTCTCTTACTATTATTGTGAAGATTATCTATGTAATCAGAAAGTTTCTTATTATTAAATTGTGCTGATAATATCTGTTCGGCCATCTAAGACCTCTCGGAAGATATGTTATCCAATTTATCTGGATCTATTTTCCAGCTTGACGACTTGTCTTCATTAAACGTAGGCGTGTAGTCAGAAGAGCTATCTAGTATTTGATTATAACTATCAGTCCTCTCCGGAAGTTCTGAACCTGATGTGTCATTTATTTTAAGATCGCCAGACTGAATCATTTTTAAATTATCAATTGCCCTTTTAAGGTATCTGTCAGATCTAGCAAACGCTTCTTTTGAAGATGTACCCCTTGCGCTACCCTCATACATGTAACCCATAGAGAGCCATTCTGATATAGTTCTAATGATCGGGGGTATTGATGTTGCTGTATTAAATGGATTTCCACTTATATCGTAAAGCCCCGAGATATATTTATTTACTTCATTCTGCGCATCTAAAGTACATACATTAGCTAGTGAAATTTGAGACGTATTACTAAAGTCTGTATTAATCATTTTAGCTTGAAAACTTGTATACGTGCAGTAAAGTGACATTAAAACTCCTGTTCTATTCTCTCGCCCTTAGCTTTTAATTGATTAACAAATTCCTTAACTTCTTTCTTTTTGGTATTTCCAACATAAACCCGGCTTTTATTACCGTTCTTTTTACTGTCTTCCGGATCTTCGATAATTGTAACCTTTAAAAGCTTGTTACCGTTAATGGCGTAGTATTCATCCTTGATTACTTTTTTAGCCTTTCTGTCTGAGTCTTCCTTGATTATTTTTTTTGCATGTTCATTCTGAGGCGAAACCTCGTTGGATTCTTTTCTATTTCTACTCATTTTTGATCTCCAATTAATAACGGGGCAGTAAAACTACCCCGTTTATTATTAAAATTATCTAATATTGTTAATCATGTAACCCGACAAAGAGGCCACAACTTTAAATTGACACTGCTTTCGTACTTCGATAGCTTCCGCATCTTCCCTTTCTTCGTCAAACCATCTGCTTACTGCTGGAACCATTTTCTCGAATCTATAACCAAAAGAAGCAATTCTTCTGCCGGATTTCTTTGGCTTATATCCAACGAATGCGAAATCATTCCAGACAGGAGTTAATGCTGCAGCTACTCCTTCTGCAGTCGTGTCTCTCATTGCAGATCCGACAAATAATTCTTTAACTCCAATTAGACTCTTAATCATATCTTCTGTTACCGAAGCACTTGTGTATTTAATTCTATCTAAAACAGAAACATGATTTTTAATGTCTTTCATTGACTGTTCCGGAATCATTGCAAAGTTTGCTCTGGTACCTGAATTCTGAAGAATGGCACTTGTAGCTGTATCAAAAATTGGGATTGGATTTGAAACTGTTGTGTTAGCCGTCCATATATTTGCAGCCGCAAGTGAGGTATTCAGTGACCAGTTTGTAGTCGTAAACAGTGCCGCTGCCGAGTATTCCTTTCTTAAGAGAATCTTATCGGTTAACTCTTCTGTTGTATCTGCGCGGAGATCGGAATCGTCATAATTATCCTTATCATCTTGTGAGATATAATCTTTTAACGCATGTTTTTCTAGACTATACGAGTTTGCACTTAGATCCCAAGTCCATTCTCTTGCTTTTGCCTTGTCGGCCCTGATAGTTTCAGGTAGTTTAAAATTTCTTTCAAATACCGTATATTTATCATTAGTTCTTTTAACTGAAACCAATGGAAACATCGCATCGGCGATATATTCCGAATTTCTGTATGCTACCGAAACATTGCCGAGTAGCTTATCTTCTTGTCTTAATTTATTTGCTTTTGGCATAACTCCCTCCGTGAAGTTTAATTATTTATTATGGAATACTTTCAAAACCTGGCATTACATTAACCTGAACTACTGTTCCGGTTGCGGCGCATTCTTGAATTGCAATTCCTATATATGCTGTTGGTGCAGTAACGGCGGCAAATGCAACGGCGTTACCGTTAGCGTCACCACTTATTAAATCACCAGCAGAAAATGTATCATTAGCAACTATTCTAGCTATTCCATCTAATTGAACCGGAATGGCAGTGTTTGTATCTAATACTGTGTCAATTGTTACCCCAATTGGAAGGCTTGTTACTGAGTTTAAATAAGCAACAGTGTCACATGCGCTTATATATACTATTCTCTGTGCGGCCAAAGTAGTTGCTACTTTATACCCGTGTACATTTCCATTCGCCATCTAATCATCTCCTTGATCGTCGTCGTTTTCTTCGTTTAGTTCTACTTCTTTAGTGGCCATGACAGCGCGATATGCTTCTGAATAGCTACACTTATTTTCACTTGAATAATTCTTAATTTTTTCTGAATCTTCTTCTGTCTCAGGAGTCTCACCTTCTAATGAACCCTCTTCTAGATTAACATTAGCAGTCTCTTTGATTAATTCAGTATATTTCTTTAAAACTTCTCTTTTTGATAGATTAGTTTCTCCAAAACTGTACTCTTTTTTCTCTGCACCCATTAAAGCGAGAGCAAATTCCCTTGCTGACTCAGGCACTTTATTCTCAACGATGAATTGTTCATTCTCAGCTGTCTCTTTTGCAAGCTCTAGCTCCAATTCTTTTGCCTCTGAACTTGCCTTAAATTCCTTAAGCTCTTCAATCTCGGCATCTTTAGCCTTAATTTCAGTGTTCTTAGTTTCTAATTCTGCTTTAGTTTCTGTAACTTCAGAGGTTAAAACTGTTTCAGTTTCGGCCACCTTGGCGTCCATTTCCTCTTGTGTGTATTGTTTTGGCATTTTCTGACCTCCGTTGTCATCAATGTAGTTATAAATCTTCATAGACTCTATATTATCAGTGTAAACTTTAACCGGACTTGAGTCAACATTCAACCCATAAAGAGCCAAAATATCATCCAGACTAGAAACTGCTGGCATATCAGACCCTAGTAATGCTACTGCACTCAATAATCTCCTGTGATTTTTATCGCCCAATTTAATATTATGATATATCTCGCTTGATACTTTTCGATATGCTTTATTTTTTAATAGCTCAAATATTTTAGAGGGTATGTCAACAAAATCAGCAAGTAGTTTCTCGCCATTCCTGTATAATTTACCTATCCATCCAGCGGCAGGGAATCCATCATTCTGAAGAATAACCTGTTCAGAAGAATGACCTAATTTAAGATAAGGCCTAACTGTTTCTGAAGTTTCTTCGAATGCCTTAACCATTGAGTCTAGGTCTTTTTCTGTGTATTTATCTCCGTTCCATGTACCGGCCGCGAATATCTCAACGCCTTCAATTTTAAATAAGTCTGCCATAAGTTATCCTAATCTCCTAGTTCGTACCATTTAAATACTGCGGAAGCGGTATTACTAGCCACATCTGACATATATCTAAATAAATATTTAGAATTAGCAGGCAAAACAAACTCGTCTTCCCTTGTTATAAGACCGGTAGACTTCTTTCCTCCTGAGTATTCAGAAAACATTAGCGTTCCCGTAGTGGAAACTGTCGGGCCGGTAAAAATTTCAACAGTTGAGTTATTTTTTGTTTTTCTATTGTTGTCGTAAGCTGTTCCGGTAGATCCAGATACAGTTGTAGTTGGATTCTCATAAAACATGACCCTTCCGGCTTGATCTGAATTAACATTTCCAGTTAAGTGAATTTCCTTCTCTCCTGTTATTAAAATAACATCAAGTGTAGCACTTGCAGCTAAAGGAGTAGTTATATTAGACCACGTAAAATGGCTTCCCTCGTGTATTTCATGATGTTCATGACTTACTTGCGTTACTGCGTCGGTTAAACTGTCTTTTTGAAAATAGTGCGTTAATTCTTCGCTCACTCTGCCCTCTCCATGTTATCTAAGTCTATCATATATTCTTCGCCGACGTCTGCCGGAGTTTCTTCGAAAATCTCAACATCTTGATATTCATTCATGTAGCCAGTAATGCTATCTTCTATTGAAGGGGTCGACGCTACACATAATAATAGTTTATTTGCCATTTAAATTCTCCCTGTTTGTAAGTTTATCGAGTTTGGATTCTATTCGATTTAACTGCCCTTGTACAAGAGAAAAGCTATCTTTATTGACATAATTTTGCTGCGTATTGTCTCTAAGACTATTTATCTGCGAGGTAGTGTTATTATGAAGATAAGCGGTAGCCCCTATTCCAGATCCAAGTAAACCTAAAACAATAATAATTATTGATAGTATAATTTTCATTTAGCACTAAATCCTTCGCCCTTATTTTCATCTATAAATGAGCTAACCGGAACCTTGCCGACTTTTTCTGTTGGCTTAAAGTCCTCAAATATTGTTATTGGAATTAATACAGATCTGCAATTAAAATGAAGCGGAGGAACTGGTTGGGTTCCGGCCTTAAATTTCTTACCATGTAGACCGCTGCAAATGGCAGTAGTTCTCCCATCCATGATAGCACTGTATTCGTAACCATCGACCACGCCAGATTCCTCAAAAAATTCGAGTCTCCCTTTATTCATAGTTTCAGTTAACTTAGTCCTGGCATATCTCTCCATTCTTACTTTCGCTGACTCCTTAGTTTTTGTTAAGAATTCAACAACACTAGGAATATTCTTGCCATCCTTAATGGCCTCTCTCAATCCGACTCGGGTCTGCTCATTAATATAATAATCCCAGCCGCCGACAGCGTCAAAAGTCTCTTCTTCTAAAAACGATAGAAATTGTGCCGAAGGTAATGGCTCCGCGAATTCTCTTACGAATAACTCATTTTTGGCATCGCGTTTAGACTCTTTAAAATTATCTCTTAACGACCCTTTAAATATAGTCTTAATTGCACTCAATTTCTTAAGCTTTAAGTCTTTCATTCTCTCGGGTTTACCCTGAAGTATCTTTTTCTTGCCTATCTGCTCAATTAGATCATTAAACATGAAATCTATCGGAGAATTAAGCTCTGACATTATCTTACTTAAATTACTCTCTAATCTTTTCCATGTATTCTCAGCATTAAATCGCATACTGGCCTGTGAATCAGTGGGTTTAAATGGAAAATCTTTGGCAAAATTTTTCTTAGTATTCTCAGACTTACTGTCTTCTATTTCATCAATAGCGTCCTCTCCATCTTTAACTATTTTATCGTCAACAGGTTTACCATCTTTGCTATCGTCATCTTTTGAAGGAAAACCGCCAAAACTAGGCTCTGGTACCCTTTCAATCTCGCCCTTTGGAAAATTAATCATATCTCTAAAGTGGTTTATCTCTTCATCACTCGGAACCCACGCCTTTGCTTTAACAGCATCTAAAAATAATTTAGCATAGTCAGTAACATCGTCCTCGGTAATCGGATTTAGTTTAAACTTCGGGGCATTCTCTACTACTCCAAAATTCCAAGCAACAATAGGCCTAACTAGATGAACATTTATTAGTTTTTCTAATGTAATTCGCTTTCTAGCTATATGCCTGAAGAATATATCAACCTGCTCCCTGCCTAGTGCCTGACTACCGCCAGAAGACGACGCCGCGCCTTGAAATCCCAATAAGTCAGGGCAAAACATCGATCTTCCTATATACATATTAAATAGATTTAACGCCTTCTCGTAGGCCTCTCCATTAGACTTAGCTTCCAAAAACTCGATGTCGATATCTTTAGGTATTACCAGTGCAGTTTTAGCTTGAAATCGCTTTAAAGACGTTAGTAGGCTCGCTCTTGATGTCTTTTGTATACTTTTGTCATATTTACCAACAGGAATAGGCTTGGCCATAGATTCCATGAATATAGCGTAATATTTAATCAATTCCTTCTTAACGAACCATGATTCGTATGCTGCCCTTAAATCCGATGTACCATAAGGATTTTGAAATAATGGATTATTAACATAATGTATTAAACTAGATGGTTTGACCTCTAAAGAATTGCCTTTCGCTGCATATTGTTCAAATTTAGATATATTTCCACGCTCGTCTGTGTGAAATAACCACGTTTCCGGATCTCTAGTCTTTAAATCCTTAATTCCAAGTTTATTATCTTTATTTACTTTAAAAATCTTTTCGGTAGTTGAGTTTCCAAAATCGTAAGAGCTTAACATCTCCTCCAATCTATCTTCAAATGGAAAATCAAGCTCATCTGTAAATGTATTAGTCAGAGAGCTTATCATCTCTGTGGAATCTTCTGAATCTTCCGTATCGTCTGCTACGAAAGAGAACCCTGATGCTAAAACTAAGTCTTTTACTATTCTTAAACAGACACTTGCCTGGTCATCTAGTCTCATTTGTCTATATATAGAATAGTCGCCTCTTTTCTGATAAATATCGTCTTGATTATATGGCTTCCCTTGAGTTTCCGGAACTGCCGCAGACTCTTGATAAGTCCTTTCAATCATATTTACTACTTGATTATCTGGCCCGCTGACATAACTCCGTAAAACTTCTTCTTTTGATTCGTCCATGATCTTCCCTGACTAAACTAAGATATATTCATCAATGTTATCATACATATCCATATTGGGGCAATTCCTAATAACCATCTGAACTCCGATGGCCATGGCGATAACTCTATCGTCCTTTTTGCCGTCTTCGGCCTGCGGTTTACCCTCGTTATTAACAAAGGTTATACACTCTTTAGCCGTCTCAATATCATTTATCTGAACAGTCCCATTGTCAACACCATCAACTAGCGTATCTAACATTACGGGTCGAGTAACCTTATCCGTAAACCATCCAGGTCTATCTCTATCGTCTGAATAATAGAATAAATTGGGATAATAAAGATAATCCTTAAGCTCTAATAATACAGCGTGTCCATGATTATTTCTTTCAACTGCCATTATCGGAGGCTTTAGCTTCTTGGCCCCGTATAGTTCACACATATTAACTAATTTTTTGGCAAACTGCTTAGGTTTGAGTTTATTTGATGAAAATATTGCGCATTGCTGCGCTTTAGAATTCAAGATTACACCAATCGAGTTATCTCTTCCAACACCTTCCGCCGGATCTGCCGAGCATACATAATAATCTTTTGAGCTATAAGGTATCATTATCTTTATATCATCAACCCATTCAATTTCAGGTTTAAGGTTAGCTATGACGGTTTTAAGGTTGTCTACATCGAAAACAGAGCTACTAGATCGCATAAAACAAGACTCATCGTCATATGGAAATTCTTGATCGAACATATCAACACTTTTCAATGATGCTATTTTCATACGCCTGAATTCTATTTGCTCTTTAGTTAACGTATAGCCAGATGTCTTTCTAATATTGGCTATATATTTTTTTTCTTTCCCTGTTGTTGGCCCTGTGTCTATATCTGGTAGTGAATACTCATCTCGATAGAACCATGCGAAAAAGAAGTTTTTTCTATATGCAATATTAGCTAAACCCCAATCATCGTAATACCAATTCATGCCATTTGGAGTCGTTTCACTTGAGTATCTGACGTTCCATGGTACTGCCGAAGTAGTGGCCCCTATCTTTGTTTTATCCTGAAGCGCTGTTTCTGATAGATGTAGTCTGTGTACCGTTGCAGACCTATGCTCTAGGCCAACATATATTCTAGAGTTGTTAGATGGAAAATAATACTCATGTTTTGACCCGCCGCCCCTGTCTAGTTCTGGTGTTATCTCTGGAATTATCTTTTTCATGCTCTTATATGCGTACGTGGCAATCCTAAATATCTTTTCAATTGAAATCTTCTTATCGGATTGGATATAAGCGTTAATATTCTCCATCCACAACACATCATCCAAATAGCAAAGAACAAAGAATGTCGTTATACCTAACTGTCTGGCCTTGAGTACATTGGCATCTTTTACTAACACACCATCGACAAAACACGCATCCCATAATTTTTGCTGTTCAGTATTAAAATTGAATAGTATGTCATTTCCATCCTTATCTACGATGTGATAAAGATTGTTCATCCTCCAGAATTTCGACTTGAAACAGTCGTAGAATTCTTCTTCTGTTAAGTCGCGTAATTCTTCTTCGGTCATTGGGTAGCAATAAAAGGAAAAATTAATACATTAAAAACACTAACAATAAGACCGATTACAGCAAGAGCCATGCAAATAATCGCGCCCACTAAGCATAAAAGATCCTTATTAAAGGGGTTGTTATTATCCATCTAAATTTCCTTGTAAAAAAACCTTTTATTTCTTCCGACTTTCCAAAACTTTGCCCTAAACACTGTACCATTTGACCATAGAAATTCCATTTTTGCGTCCGGATAATCCTGACTGAACGAGAACGGGAATATTGCCCACTCTCCATTTAAACATAGAACAGCTACGCAGCGTTTCACTTTTTACCTAATATCCTACTCATTATAGATTGATGGCTCATTGTTCCATCTTCTGATGATAAATCGATTCTGTCTTTTACTTTACCAATTAATCTTTCAAGAATAAAGTTGAGTCTAGTTTGATCTCCCATGTCGATTGACTTCATTACAATATTAGCAACCATGGCATCAAGCGCTCGAGTTTTGTCATTCTTACAAATCTTTCTAAGATCTTCTTTACTCATCTCTAAGTACTTCTTAAGCACTCTTTCAATTTCGACTGAGTTTAATTCTCTGAGAGTTTTAGGAACTATTGAGGTTCCTTTTTTACGACCCTTTCCGTGAGTGTTTCCTTTTTTAAAAGCCATTAGTTTAACTCCCGTCTAAAGTATCGTCAACTATTTGACATTATTTCATCTCAATAACTGTTATTGTTACCATAAGTATCATATAAAATAAATAGAAGAATGTTAAGAAAAAAAGCGTCGGCCTGTTCATAATTTTCCTATATTTTATTTGAGTAATGAACCCCGTTATAGATACATGTGTGTTTTTTTATTGAGATCGTATTAAAGAACCAATTACTTCCATCTATCTTAACTAACTCTCCAAACCCCTGTGTCCATTTCTTGTGATATTTAACATAAGAAAAAACCTCTTCTTTTGGATTTCCTAGCCATGGTAGACAATATGCTTTACTTTCCTTGCCATTTAACCCCACATTACTGGCCATCTGTTCGACATGGTGGTGTCCATATATAACGCTAACTCCTGGCGATGCTGCTGTGGTTGCTAGGGCATGTCCTTTCCCTGCTGATAATCCCTCGTGCCTTACCGCTATATCTTTTAAACCTAGTGGCCTGTATGCTTGGTCTGGTATCTTCTCGATAAAGTTAATGTCGTACTTATCCGCTTGAATTAGCCGTTTGGTGTTAATTAGGCCATATAACTCTGCAGCATTATTGGCTATATAACTACAAAGTCTGGCCTCATGATTCCCTTCTACGAATGTGATCTTTACGTTTGGGAACAATTTTCTTAACTCTGCTATCCTTTCTCGTATTTTTGCCATTTCATATGCCACACTAACTGTAACTCTTGGGTTTTTCTTATGATTCATAAAATTGTAAAAATCTACAAAGTCTCCAACTATTATAATCTCGGCAAGTCCGATCATGTCTTGTGCAACCGCTAACATTAGGCCGTAGGATAGTTTGTCTTCGAATGGAATATGTGGATCTGAAAAAAGAAGTGCTCTCTCTACCATGATAAGGCCCTCTTTATTATTCTACATGAATTTAATTTATAATCAAACGCGGTGGGCTAATTGTCATTTTAATCCTCCATTAAAATAAAGACGCGGCTTAGTGTGTTATTTATTTATTGACAATAATTAACCCCGCGCCTACTTAAATCGTAAATCTATAACATAGGCTAACCTCCTATTATTTCCGAATCAAAAGTTTCTCTTTTTACTCCCGGAAAATCTTCATATTTCTTAACGTCTTTCCTTCTCAAAAAGTTCTCAACCGTTGCACTGTAAAGAATCTTTCCTAAATCTATTTTTTTATCGCTTGAAAATATAGCCAAGGCTTCAAGGTCTTTTGGCAAACATGCCCCGGAAAAACCTCTCTTCCCATCAGGCCCCGGAACTATTGTGTGCATTTCGTTAATATAACCCGTCTCTAGCGCCATATTTCTAACCTCTTTATAATCCGCGTCAATATTTTGACACATGTCATATATCATGTTCCAGTACTCTATTTTCAGGGCACCAAAACAATTATGAGCGTATTTTGCTAGTTCGGCCTCTTTGTTTTTAATCATGCTTACTTTTTTACCGGGGAACATCTCGTGAATAGCTGCCAGTATGTCCTCGGAAACCACCTTATCGTATTCCAGCCCGCCGCAGATTATATCTAACCTTGCAGCATCCTTTAGTCGTGTTCTTTCTGTGAAAAACTCAGGCATGTGAACTATTATTTTTTTCGGAAACCCTTTAGATATTTTCTCACAGGTTTCCGGTAATATGGTTGACCTAATGAATACTGTACAATCTGGACATCGATTAACTGACTCACGAAGCGCCCTATAGTCCTGACCCATTCCAATAATAGTATCAACAGGAACAGCTATAAAAACATGAGTACACCCTCTTAAATCATCCTTAAATCCCTTTACTGGATCATATCGCTTAACATTAAATCTATCTTTCAATTGTTGATAGGTCGTATCTCCTACCATTCCAAGTCCTATAATTCCTATAATCATAACATACCCTCCCAATTGATATTAAAATGTTCTGGCTCGTATCCTAATTTTAATCTGGCCGCAATAATCGAAGCTTTAGAATCTTTTATATCGCAATCTCTATGTGGAAGAAATTCTATCGGCTTGTTATATTTCTCGGCAATCTCTTTAACACTTTTAGATTGACCGGTGCCAATATTATATGTTCCACTTTCGCTATCTTCTTTTAAGCAGCACTCTATCGCCTGAACAATATCACTAACATGAGTAAAATCTCTTTTACAGTCTCCGAATATCTCGATTTTATCTTTTTTATTAAACACATCGAAAACATTTCCAGTATTACCTTGGCCATAAACATTAAAGAATCTCAAGTTGAAATACTCTAAGCCGTAGTGTATTCCGTACTGCTCAATCATTAATTCACACATTCTTTTTGATGCTGCGTATGGCGAAAGACAATTACCTATAGATGATTCATGTTTCTGATCCGCGTCGTTGTCTCCGTAAACTGAAGAGGATGAGGCGAAAACTACCTTTCCTATATCGTTCTCTCTGGCAAAATCTAAAACTTCCATAGTGGAAACTACATTGTTTTTAAAAAAATCCTCTGGTTCTTTTATAGAATCTGGCACTGATTTACTGGCTGCGAGATGTACTATTGCATCTATGAATTTTGCATCGCGAGGACTAACAGTATTTAATCCGGAGTAAATACAGTAATTTTGTCCAATATTATAAATGTGTTGCTCAAACGTTTTGGGCCCCTCAAGGCCTTCGCTTAACTCTTTAATTCCTAAAAAGGGTTTTCGATCTAGCCCGACAATGTCATGTCCCTCATGAAATAATTTATATACCAAGTGAGTCCCAATAAACCCACTGCACCCTGTTACTAAAATATTCATATTAAATTCTCCTTGTTGAATCGGAAATATACCACAAATAAATCTGCTTTCCAATGCATTGTATAACTTACATGGGCGTGATAATATTTAAAAAACGGAGGTTTTAAATGAAAAGAACGCTAAGACTATGGACTTATCCAATTAAATTTGATCTTTGGTCATACCTTATAAGAAAAAGAACGGGTGGGTTAAGCTCTCATGTTATAAATGTTGACATAGACTCAAGTGATTCTATGTGCTATGAGGCAATATTTAAGGGAGTAGTCGAGAGGCCGCTTTTCGAGTCATTAGAAGGCAAGCGCGTTGTGGCATATTGCTATATTAATATTACTGATGAGAATTATAAAAAATGGATAACATATCTAAAGGGAAGAGTGGGGTCTCCGTATTCTAAAACTGGAATATTTGGGAATCTATGCAGAATAACTGAATCTCTCGGTATAGGCAATAATGGAAATTCGAAACTTGTATGCTCTGAGTTATCTACTGCCGCAGATCAAGAAATAGGAGTATTAGACCTATCTATAGATCAGGATTATGTAAACCCAAGGGAAAATAAAGAAATTCTAGATGACGCCGGGCAGACAGTTCATAGAAATTCATTATGGGATATGCCATGAAAATAATAATTTTATTATTAGCGTTACTAATATCTTCTTGCTGGTATCGGGACAAGAAAAAATATCTGGTAGATAAATTGATAGATTCCGGCGTTAATTATGTCATTTCTGAAGGTATATGCACAAATGAATCAGAGGTAAGAAAAGGAATGACTGAAGTCGGATACAAATGGGCCATTATCAGAGAAAAACAGGCGATAGATAATAAGGGAATAGCTGGCTCTGTCTGTAAAGGTTGCGGCAAATATATAATAAATAGATTCGAAAAAAAATATATAATTCCAGAAATGGGATGCAACACCGAAAAATATAAAGAGTTAAAAGATAAGGGTATCAAGAAAATAGGCGAGACATGCGACGATGTTATAGACGCGGCTACTTAGTTTTACTAAAAGTAAACATCTTTTTTATTGTTGTTTCAACATCTAAAGAGTTAAATCCTGACTTGTTTATTGCCTTTATGTTTCTACTTATTGTCATTTGACTCATTCCAGTTTTTAAAGACGCATCGTTTATAGATTCATATTCTACGCCGTCTATTATTATTCCAATGCTTCGCTCCTTGCTTACCCTTGCCGCGTTTTGTTTCCATCGGTCTATACCATCTATGTATTTCATACAGCAGCCCCGCATTTTATACAATTTTTCTTCATACTGTCTCTTGAGTTTCCACAGCCTCCTACTTTTCTTTTATAATTTATAGATTTACACTTTTTGCAAATAAAATATTTGTCAGGATTAACTTTAATGTCTCTTTTTTTGAAATCCTTCTCTTGAGTAATACAATAACATTTCTTACAAACACTATTTAGACCATCGGAAGAGTCGATTCTTCTGTAAAATTCCGTAAAGTCTTTATTTTCTCCGCATATTCTACATTTCTTCATTTTTTGACTCCGTCTGTTAATTTATATAAAATATAAACATGTGTCTCATTACACATTAGGCAGCTTTACTCAAGGATGAGTCGAGCTGTCTTAATTGATTAAATCTCTCCTGTATAAATCCCGTTACTATTGTATAAATCCTCGTTATTATCGCCTATATGGCATAAATTGTGCGTAAATTATCACTTAATTATTTTAATCACTTACTTTATTTTCTGGGGTTTCGGTTGGTATATGATTTTCGATTCTATCCTTCGCAATTTGAAAATATTTATCATCCTTTTCTATTCCAATAAATTTTCTATTTAAATTCTTACAGGCCACACCGGTTGATCCGCTGCCCATTGTGAAATCTAAAACGGTTTCGTTTTCAAGAGTGTAAGTTTTGATTAAGTACTCTAATAGTGTCACTGGTTTTTGCGTTGGATGAAAACCAACTTCACATATAAATTTTTGCCAAGAAGACGGCACTCGCAAATTAGTGAGAGTTATATCTCTCACCTTAAATGATCCATAGTTATCCGTTTTCCCTCCCTTATCTCTTTGCTTTGCTCCGGCTAACCTCTTCCCACCGCCCGTTCGTTCTTGCATTTGCTTATTATATGTCCATTTACCTTTGCTAAATATAGCTACCGCCTCATGCTCCTTCATTGGCTCCCTAACGGTGTTGGCAAAATTACTCCCTCTGTTTTTTATCCATATCCACTCATGCTTAAACATTTTTACATTGCTCATAATGAGTGCGGATGAAAATGGTTGCGAGCAGTGAAGAGCAATAATGCCTGTGTTTTTTACTATCCTATCTAGTTGCTCCCACATCGATTTAAAAGGTATGACAGAATCCCATTTACACCGAGTTATGCCATAAGGCGGATCACATAAAACCATATCAATAGAATTATCTGGAATATCTTTCATTAATTCTAAGCAATCGCCATGTAATAATTTTATCAACTTAACTCCTTTGTCGTAGTAGTCTAATTTATTAATAACATTTCGTGATACTTATCAGTTCCAAAACCGTCGCCGTCGCCCATTTCTACAAAGTCAATCCTGAAACCAGAAACGTCTACAACATTAAAGCAATCATTATATTTTTCACTCGCCGCCTTTAAATCAATTGAAACCTTTAATCTTTTTTTAGGGTTCTCATTATCTATTTTTTGCAGCTTTTTAATTAATTGTTTTAATGTCACTTTTAATCCTTTGTCGCAGTAGTCTTTTATCCTACCGATTCACTTAGTGTCGGTGGTAGGTTTTAGTAGTTATATTTCTTCGGAATCCGCTAACGCTTTTCGAGCTATACCCGCAAAAGCATCACTGTCAAATTCTGTGACGCTGCCTTTAATTTTAAAAAGGTCAAATATATCCAAGTATATATCGTTAGAGTCGAAAGGTTCTCCGGCGTAATGCCTTACCACCTCTTTGTATTTCTTTTTTTCAGCTTCTAGCTTGTCGATTTCCTTGCTTTGAAAATACTCCCTCTGCTTAACTACCCCTAAACAACGTTCATCATCATCGAGCATACCCCTTAGTTCTTCGATCTTAGCCTCTAACTCATCTCTTTTCCTAGCATTGAATCTCTTATCGATTCGCCGTTCATGCTTTAGTTTCTCGTTATTAGCTTTTAGCTTGTCGATTTTTTCAGCCATAGCGAATACGTTCGGAGCAGGGAAACTTCTTTCGAAAGCCCAGTCCTTGCCAAACTCTTTAATCATTATGTCTTGCCAATCCTCTTTACTCATCTCTCATCCATTAATGCTTTTATTAGATTTTGGTAAACAGGCTTTCTAGTTGTTTTCCCTTTTATGTCTTCCGCTGCTTGCCTTATGACAGCTTTTAGCTTGTCGATTTTATCCTCTAACTCTTGAATATAAATACCATTCGGTTCTATTCTCTTTCCGCAATCTTTATTAATACAATTGTCGTGATATGGCGACGGTGACGGTATTCTGCATTTGCAATAGTCAATCATCTCTCATCCATTTCTACCGGAAGATCAATGCTGTAGCCGCAATCGTTTTCTATTTTATCCTCAAGCCACATTTTTAAATCAGTAATAAATTTTAAAATAATTTCTTCCATAGTTAAAACCTCTACTTTTTTGATTGGTTGTTATTATTCTACTCTCATGAAAACTTCATCTTCTGGTAATCCGCAATCTTTTATCCATTCGCTATATGATCTATTGCACTCTTCTGTCACTAAAAGTCTTAGTTTTTTAATATCCCTACCTCGTAATGTTTTCCTTCTAAAATTTCTGCCACTTCTCTTAGTTTTTCATGCGCTACTGGAACTCCATTGAGGCCTTCAACTGAAACAGAAATTCTGTCTCTACAAAATGATTTACACATTAAAGGCGAATGATCGTGGGCGTTAATATTTATCCTGCCTCTTGTGTTTAAAATTGGAGCATGAGACAACCACATTCCTTTATATTTTACGAGGCCGCGAACTTTATTAAAAACAGATAAATATTGAGCCATTGGAAAATTGTCATGATTGCCCATTATTAAATGTTTTACTCCGTTTAATTTTCTTACTAATTGTATTCCTTCTCTGGAAAAAGAAACATCTCCGTGAACCCAAGTTACATCCTGTTTTGTGACAACACTATTCCATTGATTAATTATCCAGTTATTATGCTCTTCTACTGTTTTTGTGTCTCCCCTGAATCCCTTAGAAAGAGTGGTGATATTTTTATGGTCAAAATGTAAATCACCTATGTGAAAAACTGTCATGTTGATTCCTTTTTTGTTATTCTTCTTTTTCTATGTATTCGTAATTTTCGTTTACTAATTTGTAATATTTTCTTGAATCAGGATTTAATTCAAAAGATAGCTCGAAAGCGTCTCTTGTTCTGGCCTCTATTTCCCTAGAAAAACAAACGGCATTTTTTATTTTAAATGTTCCCACGTTACTCCCGGTGTCTTCATCAGCAAACTTGTATATGAATTTCACATCCGGGAATGATATTGACAGGGTTACGACTAGTTTAGGAACACCACTCCATGCGGTTTGAAAATATATAGAGTTTTCAGTATCGCGACTATCGGGAACAGAGTAGGCGTTCCACTTTGTACCCCAATTCTCTCTGCACCAACCATGCCATGTAGTGTGGCCATATAGTTTTTTATTTACCTCGTATTGCAATCCTAGTTCTCTGCTCTTCTTTTTGTTTTCCTCGTTAAGTTCGTTAAATCTTTTGTGTATTTCATCATGTCCCAGCCGAGAACTTTCAGAATCTCCATAAAGAATATATTGACCCATCTCTCCGTAACTTCCACTTTCAATACTTAAAGATTCTGGCATAAGAATTATATTATTAAAGTCTATTGTTATTTTTTCTCCCTTAATTTCACCTGATAAAAATTCTTTTACTTTTAATACTTGATCTTTATCCCCTATCATTTCTAATTTACTTGTCACATGATTTGGCATTTATCTCTCCCTAGTTATAAGTTATTGTTAAAACTCTTCTACAAAAATTTCAACTCTTGGGTTAACTTTATCTTTCGCTCCGTAAATATATCTGGCCTCTGGTATAAAATCGACAGTATCTTTTTCAATACATCCGTTATTAACTAAACAGTCAGCAAAAAATTTATGTTGTATTGCACAATAATTATCTAGATCTGTTCCATTTCTTTCGGGATAATAAACGAACGTTAAATTGGCTTTGCTTACCTTAAAACCTTTCACGAGAGGGGTCATATATCGATTGTAAGCCTTTTTTATACCGTTATTAGTCTGATAGTGCCAATTCCTGTATTTATTAACAGAGAGGGGATATTTCTTACCTGTCAATTTTTTGGCAAGTTTTATGTGTAACGGTGCAATAACATGTAATACTTTCATTTTACTCTTCCCCGTCTTTGCATTCTTGGCATCTTACAAATATATAACCATCATCATCATCCCCTTCGTCTATTTCTTTGTTAAATAGATTGCAATGATATATACCATTAATTTTTTCTGTATAACTACATTTTGAAGAGCACCTTTCTTTATCACGATCTAAAACCTTAATCACATGATTAATTTTAATTATCTTCTCCACTTACTTCTCCTTTTTATTGGTCGCCTAGACAGGATTCGAACCTGATATGTAAGTCACCGACCTATTCTGACTTAATGACACGTGTGCGGCTGAGAGTTTCCCACTACTACACCAAGCTAGGCGAAAATTAATTATTTTTTATACTCTTTTCCATCTGCGGTTATTGGTTTAAATTCTGTTAGGATTCTATACGTGTTCGAGGACATTCTTTTTCTTATAGCCTCCTTGGTATTCCTGCCTGCCACTAAACCCCACTCCTTAGTCATTGGGCACTTCTTCTCCCAATAATAAAACAACTCAGGTTCTGGTTTTATTTCTTCGAATTGCTTCTGATTTGGATCTCTTTTACACCACGCAGTTGCAAAGCCTCCTCTCGGTTGCTCACATTTTAGAGTATTCCCTTCCACCTTGAAGCTTTGATCGCTAGTTTTAACCTTATAAATCTTCCCCTCTTCCAACTCCATTAAACTTAGTTCACTCATGTTTCCCTCTCTTTTTCTTTAATACGTTTACTCTAAATTCCCTGCTAGGAGATTTACTACTAAATCATTTTTAGATTTATCTGATATGATATCTGTTATGTCATAGGTAACATTTTCATTTGGACTATATCTTATCTCTAATAGTTCTGCATTTTCAGGTACGGCTTCATCTCCACCTGACGAATAGGATGGCCCTGTTGCGGCAACCCCCCTTTCATAGTCAAAATCTACCTCGCACTCCTCTAGTTCGCCTATGTCTGTTACTTTAGTTATTGTTTTCATTTATTTACCCTCGCTTTTTTTCTGTGCATTATTTTTAATGCTGTTTCTATGTTGCCGTGAGCATCAACCACATCCCGTACAAAGCATTGCTGAAATATTTGAGGATCTACACTTGTGTTATTCAAACAAGCTTTATAATCATCTCCCCAAAGCTCCTCAAGCCACTGTTTATATTTTTGCGCAAAAAGTTCCTCTCCATTTCCTCTTTTATTATAGGCCTCAATCATTAACGCTTTATTTTTAACAAACTGCTCCTGCTCTACTTTCATAGTTGCTTGACGTTGATTAAACTCTTTACTTTTATTATCTTTCCTTTCTATAACTTTATGTTTATAAGCAGCATCTCTTATAGCTTTAAAACTCTTAGGAAACGTCCCCATATCTCTAAAGTGTTGCATTGCCATATCTAATCCATTCGGATTAATTTTTTCTTCTACTAAAGTACGAGCTAATGTATCTATCATGTCATTTGATACAAATTCATGCTCTGTTAGTTTATATAAATGGATTAACCTGTTTTTATATTCTGCATATATCCTATCAAAATAAAGCTTATTTCCCTTAGATGAATTCAATTGCTGAACTATGGACTCGTTTGTTAATTCGCTGTAGCTCATATTACATTTCCTCGAAAGTCTGTTAACTATTGCGCTCTTAATCTTATTCCTTATCTAGATACTTATCTTTTTCTTGATCCTTTTCTATATCTATATATTTATATATATCTTTTTCTTTTTCTTTTTCTTTAAAAGAGGCTTAACCCTTACTTAACCCTTACTTAACCCTTGCGCTACCCTTGCTTTCCTGTCTATCTCTTTGTTTAAAATCTCAAAATCTATAGGAAATCCTTCGTTCTTTAAGTCGTGTTTTTCAATTAAATCAATAACGTACATGTGGGGCTTGCAAGTAGCCTTTAGTTTTTTGTACTGGAAAAGAACAAAATCCTTTATGAGATATTTATTATTGTCTATTTTTTTAATATGTTCTGAAAATATGTCCACGTCTGTCTCAGTAATATTTTCACCGATCATAAAAGAGGCCAATTCTATGTCTACTTGGAAGACACCAAGATTGTCGCATATATCCAAAAGGTAAAACCAAAGCACTTTATTCTTAGGAGTCAGTTTCCTAAACCAGGGCTTTTTCCATTTGTCAGTATCAGTGAATCTCTTTGACACTTTCTGCCTCCTAAAAAGAAGCCCCTTGATAGCTTATGCGAGGAATCAAGGGGCCTATAAGTTAACTCGCTTTAGAAACGAGAAATAAATTTAATTGTGCTGCATAAGCTTGGTTAATTTATATTGTTAAAATTAGTTTGTAAAGCCGATTGTAATTAATACCTAATAGAAACGTTTTCAATATCACCAAGAGCTATTAATTTCACAAGTTCCTTGGCCTGTTCTTTTGTTAGAAAAGAAGCACAATCTACAAAATTAGCTGCAGCCTCATTGTTTATTTTTGCGCAATGCTTTTTATTAGCCTCTCTTTTTTCAATAGCCAATCTTTCCTTTTCCTCTTTCGCTGCAATTCTTTTCTTTTCATCTTCTACTGCTTTTTTAGCGGCAAGATCAGCATCAATTTTAGCTTGTTTTTTGGAAGCATCTAATCTTTTCTGAGCGTCAATTTTTTCTTGCGCTGCTCTCTCTGTTGCTTCGATAGCTTCTTTTTCTAGTCTGTCAGCTCTTTCTTTTTCTGCTTTAATCTTTTCATCTGCATCCTTTTTATCATTCTCAACCTCTGCGGCTTTCAGTATGGCTTTTTCTTCCTCTTCTTTCCTAGCCCGATTGGCCGCCTCTTCTTCTAGTCTTTTATCCCGATCTTCTTTTTCACGCCTCTCGCTCTCTTCTCTAAGTCTTTTTAATTCAGCTTGATCTTTTACCTGTTTTATTTTTCTTAAGAGTAAATCATCTAGAGTTTGTGTGGTCGTTCTTTTTGCCGTATCGAATCTCATTTCAAATTCTTCTCTACATTCTCCGGTTTTAATTGACTCAGCCTCAAAAACAAGAGCTTCTAATTCCTTGATAGTTAGATATTCAATATTAACAAGAGCCAAATCTTTTAATACTTGTAGGTCAAGCTCGTGCTTTGCGATTCGTTCCTTGTCTTTATTTTCCCAATCAGTCAAAGGCTTTCGAACGTTAACTTTCATTTCATCAAGCTTGTCTCTGTAAATTCTTCTTGCTTCATCTATAACTTTACATTGTGATTTCATATCAGAGACAAGGTCTTTCCCTTTCCCATCAAGATAAACTTTTGACTTGGCAACTTTTGCGGCCATTGAAGCAATTTCCTTTCGTCCGGTAGGAGTACTAAGATCAGGCACAAATTTATCAACCTCATCTTTAATTGCTTTTAAGATAGGATCAACCCCATCTTTAGTAAAAATTTCTAGAACATTTTGTTTTTCAATCGTAATTAATTCGCTCATCCCGATCACTCCTATTGTTGCCCGAACTTAAGTCCTAAGGTTGTTAGCATTTTATTCATATCATAAATAAACTCATCTACACACTCGTCAAATTTTTCTTGCATTTTCAAATCTCTATCTATTGTAACCGCGTGGAACATACGACCGTTAAAACGAGGATCGTATTCAGCAAAAATATATTGGTCAGTATTTAAAACTCTCATTCCATACTGAACTTGCTTTATCCACTCGTCTTTTATTTCTCCGTTACATATAAAGTTTACATAGTTTTTAGAATTCCAAGGACATTTTATCTCAACGGGAAGCGGGGCATCTGCAACAACTCCATCCGGCGAAACTAACTCTCTAAAAGTGTCGTCTTTGTAGGCAAACGGAACCTCTTTTATTGTTAATCCTGTTTGAAATTCTAAAGCACTCCGGGCACCCTCTTCCGCTTGAATTCCCCATGCGAGAGCTTTAGCACTTACCGGCTCCGGCATTTCTCGCGTTGCAATTTGAGCAACTAGGCTGCACATATAATCTATCCTGCCTTTTGTTTTTCTACCCTTTAAAACTTCAGAGGCTTTACTGGCGGAGATTACTCCGAGTTTTCTGTGTGTCCACTCAGGCGTTAGCTGTTTAATTTCGTGAAGATCATTCTCTTCTAGCTTTCTCATTATCTTTTCATAGAAATTCATTTACCACCTCTTTGATTTGGTTTAAATAATGCATCATGATCCGACCATCCTATGCTTTTTCTAGATCTTATTCTACCAGGAGGAACCTCTAAAGCCTCGGCCCATCTAAAAGCGTTCTGAGATACCCCATGTGCGAATAGATTTCTCGAAACGCTCGTATTTGCTGACTGCTCCTTTTTTGTGGCCCACCTACAATTATTAGGAAAGTAACCCGAGTTATTATCTATCCTATCAAGAGTATGCTTTTTACCAGGCTTATCTCCCATGTCTTTAAAAAATAAATCTGGTGAGATTTTCCATCTATCACAGACGGTTATTCCTCTGCCTCCATAACGACTATACGTAGGATCTTTTTTATTGTGGCACCTTGCAATCATTCCAGCCCATGTAATATATAGTGGGTGCCCGGATAGTCCATGTGTTCTATATCTGTCAGCCTTTAGGCAACCACAAGACTTAATACGACCAGTTTTAATATGATTAATTCTTATTCTTTTAATAACGCCGCATTGACACAAGTAATTACCCATTTTATTATTACCCTGATGACCGCTTTTGGATAAAAAAGTTAATCTAGATGAATCCTTATTCACTTTCACTATCACAATCCTCCACTTCATCACTCGTTGTTATTATTCCGGCTCCGCATTTTGGGCAGTCCTCAATATACTCCATTGTAAAGCCCACCCATTCACACAAAATGCACCGATGTTCTAGGCAGCTCATTCTTTATCCTTTACGAATTGAGGCAAAAACCCTAATGAGTATTCTACCATTTCAACCGTTAATTCATCCATCTTATTAACAGAGCAGCCGAACTTTGTACTTAAGTGTGTAAATAATTCGTATTCGGTTCTACCTGTTTTCGGTAAAAGCTCTATAATTTTTTCAAGTTCTTTTATGTCTGCTAAAATAGGAGCATTAAAATCGATTCCACTTGATTGATTGTCAATATCTAAGGCAGTACTTAAGCGGTCTTGTTTTTCGTTCTTAGGCCATGTTTTCGAAGCTCTCTTAATGACTGTCTTTTTTATCATCTCTCCCTCGTCTGTTAACCACGGCCCCTTTTGCTTTTTCTTCCATG